CCACCTTTTTGTGATTTACGACGTCTTCTAGATTTTCTAGATTTTCTAGATTTTCTAGATTTTCTAGATTTTCTAGATTTTCTAGATTTTCTTTTTGGTGTGTCATCATTTTTTTTAGATTTTCTTGAACGTCTTCTTTTAGCACCTCCTTTTAATATTTCTTCACCAAGTATTGTTGAATTACCGCCTTTTTGTGATTTACGACGTTTTCTAGATTTTCTAGATTTTTTAGATTTTCTAGATTTTCTAGATTTTCTAGATTTTCTTTTCGGTTTGTCATCATCATTTTTAGATTTTCTTCTTCTACGTTTTCCACCAACTAATACAGGAGTACTAGCAGTACCTCCTTTTTGTGATTTACGACGTCTTCTAGATTTTTTAGATTTTCTAGATTTTCTAGATTTTCTAGATTTTCTAGATTTTCTAGCAGCTCTTCTTTTTCTCGCACCGTATTTACCTTGTTCATCGGTAAGATATTTATTAACAAAAGTCAAGTCTTTATTGTCTTTAATTATTTTCATTAAACCGACCATATTTACATCAGAATCATTTTGATTGTCATCTGTTTTAGATCTGACAGAAAAATTATCTTCTGCCGTTTGTCTAACAGTAATGCTAAAGAACTTGCTATCACCAACTTTATTCATGTAGTGAAATGAAAGACCTTTTTTACCATCCATTAAATCTTCTTTGATGGCATGTTTTACTCCTTTAATAAGTTTAGTAAAACTTTGGGAATGACGATATGTTAATGTACTGGGTTGTTTATCAGAACTCTCCATATATACTAATCATTAGAAAATAATTATATATTTTTATATATAATTATTTTTAAATATTTTTTTTAATTTAATCAGATAAAATTTCAAGTTGATAATCTGACAATTTATAATTTTGTGTAAAATTTATATGATTATTTTTATCTTCTAAAGAAAAGTCAGATGGACGCATTATACTCCAGTCTGTATTTTCTTCTACAATACCTAATTTATTATAAATTATACCAACTAAAGCACTACACCAAAATCTATCTTTGTGTTGTGGTGTTAAATTAATTCTAAATAAAGCTTCAATCCAATCTAAAATATTAATATCATAATGTTTATTATAAACTAGTTCATGAACTTTTAATAATTTTTTATCTGTAAAAGTAGATTTATAAACTGTATCAGTACATATTATTTTTCTTATGTATGCTGTCCCATTATTGTCTTTTAAAAATTGTTCAATTGGTGTTATTTGAACCCCAAGTTTTACTTTATTATCTTGTGGGTCAGGCTCACCTTCCCACCCAGACTCCCAAACAAAAATACCTTTAAACTGTTCTCTTGGTAATTTTGCTTTATCTGCCACAAAATATGGATCTTTTAATATCATCCCTACGTGACTAAATTTACTACTAGTGAAAAATTTAATTGCTTTTGATAAACAACTTAGTGGAAAACTCCTATGAGGATTCATTAAAATTACATCTCCTGTTCTTAAATTATTTAAAATATTTTCTTTTGAATTAAGTGTTTCGTACATTAAATATAAAATATTATTTGTCTTTAAGGTTGTTTAAAATATATTTTTTTAATCTGTTAGTGTTTTCTTTTTTAAAATTTGTTTATAATATATGTTTTCCTACTAAAGATGTATCTGTTAAAATTATTTTTATCTTTATATATATATATATATAATATGAATTGTTTTCCTTTAAAAAATAATAATAAACAATTATTTACTTGTTATTGGGGTGGTTATTTTGATAATGATAAACAATATCCCCAAACATTAGATATGGTTCCTAATTTTATCGATATTGTTATCTTAGCTTTTGTAGGTCCTATTAAAAATTCAAAAATAGAAACAACCTTTTTATGTTCTAATTATTCCGCGGAAACAATTAAAATGTGGATTAAAAAAGTTCAACAAAGAGGAATTAAAGTATATGTTAGTATTTTAGATACTCCTGATACCCACTGGGATTCTATTAATTTAGATATATTTTCTAAAAGTTTAAAAGAATTAATAGTAGATTGGAATTTAGATGGTGTAGATATTGATGCCGAGTCTGGAATGAATTCAGAAAATTATGTTAATACTTTTATTAATTTAATTAATTCTGTAAAAACAGAAATTTGTAATTTACCATTAACATATACTTGTTATATGGGTACTGATGGACCCGACGGAGATATATTAAGAGCAACAAAAGATAAACTTGAATATATTCAACTAATGGCATATTTCTTTGATTATAATAGTATGATTATGTTATATAATGATTATAAAACAATAATGGATGATAATATCATCATTGGGGTTAAAGCAGGTGAACCAGATATGACAGATTTAAATGAGGTAAAAAAATTATGTTTATGGAATACAAATAAAAAAGGCATGATGTTATGGACATTCAATAGAGATACTCCACAGTATACTAATCAACCATTATTTAGTTGGTTACATATAATTAATAATAATTTAAATTTAAATAAAATAAATTATATATTAGAATATTTAAATATTACTAAAACACTATTCTTAAAATATTTTTAATTACTAAATTTATTTTTTCTATTAGAGTATTAAAAATATTTTTATAATTTATTTGTTTTTTAACATTTTCTATAAATTTAATATAGTTTTCCTTAAAATTAGAAATATTTGTTTCCATATCTGGAAATATATTTGGAAATATTGTAGAGAAAGATTCTTTTATATTTGATTTGGTGAAATTTTCCTTTAAACTAACGTCGTACACGCTTGTGATTAATTTAGTTAATTTTTCTAGTGCGTCTACTTCGTCATGCGATAAGTTGTTCTTATCAGAAATTTCTTTTTTATTTTTGTAGAATTCTTCTTTATTAGTTTTTATACTTCTTTTAAGATCATCAATTTCAATATAATTTAACTCTCTAAAAAACTTATCAAAGGTTGACTTTATCTCATTATTTTTTGTTTCCTCATACTTTGTGTTGTTATCACTAACTTCGCGTAAAACTTGTTTTACAAACGCGGAAATGCTCGTTTCATCATCCGGGGTTTCGTAATACTCTGTAAAATTAGTCAATAAAGATTTACTTAATGTAAAATAGGGATAATTGTAACTACTTGGAGCTAGTTTTTTACAATTATAACCTATTCCATTTATTTTATCTATGTAGTGTTTTATAATGTCTATATCAGCTTTGTTCCCTTCATAAAACCTTTTATGTTTAGATATTTCAGCATTTAACGTTGTTATATATTTGTCAATTTGTACGTTAAAAGAAGTTAATTCAACCTTCGTTTTTTCTCTAAGATAAATTAATATAGGACCACCCTTAATATCACTTGTAAATTTTAATTTATTATTAATACAAACTTTCCATTTTTTTACGACAGATAGAATATTTTCAGATAATGCGTATATAAATATTTTATACCAGTAATTGGTAGTCGTGAAATCAGCTTTTTTAACTATACTGTATATACTGTATAGATATGTGGTTTTTCCACTCAAATATTTTTTATAATTACATAAACTAATAATTAAAATTTCTCTTTTTCCATATTTTTTTACAATTTTAGATATATTATTTATTTTTTCATACGACAAACTTAATTCTTTATATTTATCATATACTTTTGGCTTCTTTTGAACCGTAAAATCATTGAGGACGCCATAACTTTCATATATATCCCTGATAGATGTGTTTGTTATTTTAAAGTCCGTTTTATTCCATAAATTTAAGTACATACTAGTTTTAAAATTGGTTGTCGTCATATCAATTTCCATTTCCATTTCCATTTCCATTTTTAAGGATATCTTTTTCCACATCTCTTGGATATTATCATTATTAATATATGTTGGACGAGTAAGATCATCTGCGTAGTCAGCATGAAAAATGTAATATTTTAGTCGGTCTTCTTCGGTAAGTGTTATTTCTTTCCTATCTATATACTTATATGCGTTAAAACTTGTAATTTCGTTAGTTTCAATTTCGGAAATTTTTGAATATAATGGTATTCTTCTAATGTATTTTTCTCTATTTTCTACTGCCTTTTTACTAGCATTACTATTATCAAACTTGATATATTTACTAGATAAGAGTTCTTGTATATTAATCTCGTCGATGAATGGTAATATATTATATTTTTTTATTTCCGTTACTATTTGGAATATATTACTAGAATGAGTATAGCTGTCAATTATTTGTTTAATACGATCATTATTGTTTAAAATAGTTTGAATAGTTAAAATATCAAATATACTTTTTTGGTTTAGTCTCTTGCGAACCGCGGCCTGTGTAAAAGTAAACGTTAATACATCTTTTATTAGTATATTTAATAATTTTGTTAAATCATTTTCAGTATCACCTGGTGCTGCGCGTACAGCTAGTTTAGGTTTACTATTTCTATATAGAAGAGCTTCTTTATACAAAAATAAATATAATATTTTAGCATTATTTATATTCAAATCCTTAAATTCTTCTGGAAATGTAATAAAATCATTAATTTTAGGTTCCGAAGAAAATAAATAAAATTTTTGAAGTATTAAAATGTTCTTTTCTACACTAAAACAGTTTTTTATGACTTTTTTTATAACCTCACCTACAATACTTTTATGAAAATTCGTATAAGCTTCTGTTCTTTGTTTACTAGTATAGTTAAATTTATCTATTTTAAGTATAAAATTACCATCTGTGTCTACTTTAATATTAATAGACATACCGTCTTTATAATTCTTTCCGAATATAAAACAAAAACACATTTTAAGATTTTTAAACACAATAGGTACCTCAATCGTATCTATATCTATTCCATCACTAAGTTTTGTTACATCTGTAGGTTTTTTATGGTATGTTACTATATACTTTATTAGTAAGTTTTTTTTTGCTTTCTGTAATAATGGTTTATCTTTTAATTGTTTTATTATTCCTCCTTCCTTTGTTTCATCAGCAGTATCACGAACCCACCTTTTAAAATATTTTTTTATAGCCTCCTCTGTACTATTAAAACCATTTTCATTAATACTATTATATATTTTCTCTATTGCTTTAGTTTGATCTTTTAGCGTACCGTTTTTAGGACCTGTTGTTATTTCCCTCGTAGAATCATCTCGTAGTTTTTTTATTGTAGCTATATTTTTGGCTGAAAATATTGTACAAGTAAGCAAATCGCTAAAATTTATATTTAATTCAGATGAAAAAAATTCAGTATCATGTTCATTTTCTTTAATGACGTGGGTAAGTCCCTTTTCTCTAACATAATTTACCATATCACTTTCACAATTAGTACCTCCTTTTAAGTTATAATATTTTAATTTATATTTTAAATATTTTTTATAATATTTATCCATATATATATACATTTATAAATAATTTAAAGATATTTTTATTATTATATAATAAATGCGTAATAAATTATCTATTAAACCAAAACATTTACCAAATAGGTCAAATGGAGATCAATATTTTTATATAGATGACTTTAATCAAGTAAATGAAAAAGATTGTATGCAATACGATAAGATGAATGACAAAATTTATTTAGAACAATTAAAAATGTTTAATCAAATAATAAAAAAAATAAAAATGTCAAATATAAGAATTATAGAACAACCACCACCACCAAATAGACCTAATAATTATGAAAAATTAATTTTATGGAGAAAAAGACACGAAAGATTAAGTGTTGAAGATCAAACAATTTCTATATTATATCTTTTATCAAAAAATATTAAAATAAAATTACCAAATATATATGAAGATGGTATCGAACCATATGAAGCAATTAAACACAGTAATCAACTATCACATAAATCAAGAGAAGATAAATATATAGTTGCTAAAGAGTTTATGGAAAATTTTATTAGTAATAACAAGTTTGATTTTTCTGATAATTCAGATAGTGAAGAAATATTAGGCTTTAATTTTTTAAGTAGAGAAACATCTACTGATACTGAAGAAGATATTAATAATGATATAAATAATGATACTAATAAAATGAGATGTAAACACCCGGAACATCACCATCTTGAAGATAAGGTTGAACATTTTAACAAATTAAATAAACTTCATAAACTTCATAAAACGGGTTCAAACATTTTTAAAGAACGTAAAAGTTGTAGACGACAAAGAGGTAAAAGTACTAGTTTATATCCAGATATAGATGAAAATAAAACCCAATTACCTATGAATATGAATGTTAATGTAAATTTAGATAGAGAAAAAGATAATTATTTTAGAAGTTTTAGAAATTCGAGAATATTTATTCCAAATAATTACAACGAACCAATTCCAAGTGCGCCTACTGCTCCTCCTACATATAATTAAATACCTATAGTATTTTTATATTTATTGGCAATTAGTTCTTTATTTTCTATATTTATACTTGATTTCAATCTATTTAACATTTCCATTTTATTGTAAGATATATTTGTATTACAATTTTTTATTGATTCTTGTTTTGTATTTTTAATTGCTTTATTATTCTTGTCAATATGAATTAATTTTAAATTATATTTAATTGCTCTATTTATTAAATCTGTATCTTGGTATCCCATAGGATAAAAAGATTCGTCATATCCACCTAAATTTATAAAATGTACTTTTAGTAAAGATATTCTTCCAAAAGTACCACTACCATATATATTTTTTGATTGTGAGAAAATAATATTATAATTATTTTCTTTGAAAATATCTATGATAAAATTACCTCCATTTTCTCCAATATAATTATCACAATCTAAATTTACTACTATTTTTCCAGTAGCAAAATTATGAGCAGTATTTTTAGCAATAGATGCGTGCCAATATTTTAATTTATTAGTAAAATAGTATTTTAATTGTTTAGTATCTAAATATTTCTTAAAATCATTATTTTCTAAAATGTATTCTTTTAAACCATCAGAACTATTAAAATCTACTAATATAAATTCTACATTTTTATTATTATTATTTTTTAAATTAGTTAATAATGTTAGTGCTATTTGGTCTAATCTATTCATACAAGTTATACAAAATGATAATTCCATTAAAATTAATGAAAATATTTTTTTAAAAGAATATATTGTTACAAATCAATTTATCATCTGCATATGTCATATATATAGTATTTTTATCATTATATACATCTTGTCTTGGTTTAAAGTATTTAACAGCTTCTTGTTTTAACTCATAGTAATACCTAATATTATTTTTAAGAGTTTCATTATCTGTTTCTTCTTCTGTTGTGTTACAATAATAAAGGTTATCTACAATTTCTTTAAACCATAGATTGAATGATTCGCATGCTTGTTTTTTATTTAATTGAAATTCTCTTTCTTCGATATC